TTTAAAGTTGGATGCATTATCGACATCAATAACACATCTCCTTTCTCTAATTTTTCATCCGATCTAAGTTCTCTAAAACCTGTTCGCCAAGCGTAATTCTCAAACAAAGGATTCTCTAAAAATTCCTGTGGTGTCATAGTTCTTGCATAATCTTTTAACTCAATACCTTTCTCTTGTTTATACCAATCGACAACTAAACTCCAACAATCAGTAATACCCCAAACCCAAGGTCTACCTAATAAGTCTGGAACGTAACCTTCTGGCTTGCACTCACCCCATTCCTCTGTCTTAGGATTAACAATATGCCAAGGTAATTTACTATGCTCGCAACTTATACGATCAGCTTGACTTGGTATTGGAGGTGTTGATGGGTGACTATGAACAACAGCAACAATATCTCCTAAATTATCAGCCTTTACATAATCTTCTGGATTTAAAATAAACTCTTGATGATTTGTTATAGCTAAATTTTGACAGGGGTAATATTTTTGTTTGCCTCTAATATTTAATAAAAGTCCTACAGCTTCTTTAGGATCTTGGTCTTTCGCATGAACCAATGCATCATCTCTCCAGCTCATTGAGTAAACGTACCAATGCTAGGGAATAAAGCACGGGTGCATTGACGTTTTGGTGCTCTAACTCCAGCCATATCAATAGCTCCTGCTAATTCAAATTCTACAACATCTCTATTTTCTGTTGCTTTTCTATCTACTGTATAAACTTGACGTTTAAACTCTGCTGTAGGATCAGGTGTTCCTAAAGGATTACTACCACCACTAAAATTTGCAGCATCAAGAAATCTTGCCATCGTTCTTATTCTGGTAAGCGTAGCACCTGTTAAATCATTACCAGCCGTTGTTTGGTTAACAAGTAACAATATGGCTGATATAGTTCCTAAAGCATTACTTACAACAAGTTTTGGTCTTGGTATCTGACCACGTTGATATGCAAAACCTGTAGCTTCTATCGGAAATCTTTGATAAGAATTACCAGCCCAAACTATTTCACCATTTGCGTTTAAATTACTTCCAGAATGAAACCTATAAACAGTAGTCGCACCATGTAAAGAGTTATCTAGCTGTAACGTAAAGAGTTCAATAATTGCAGAAGGGTTTATCTTTTGAACTTCACTAAATACAGGATCAGTACTCATGGTTCAAACACCTCTCTAAATGTTGCCTGTATTGTTGCTCTGTTTAGATAAGGTATTGATTTGTTCCAGGTCTCACAAACAAACTTAGATGAACTAGCCTCTCCTGGTGGAGTAAAATCAAAGCTGGCACTATCATTTGCTCTTGCATCTAAAAATGTTTCTATAGTATCTGCATCTGTTTCTGACACATTAAAAGTAAATGTAAATATCTTTGGATTTTGATGTTGAGCTAAACCAAATAATATTCTATGTTCATAGCCATCAGCAAAACGTACTGTTCTAGTATTAGGTGCTGATCTTTTTTGTTGTCCGTATGTTGGAGTAATTGAAGGAAAAGTAGCCATTATGCAAGTAAACCTCCAGGTCTTTTCTGCTGTACTAATTCAGATTGTACCGCTACAGATATAAGACGACCAAGTTCTCTACCTTGTTGTTCATCACCTTCAACAGAAGAACCAGAAGCATCTACATTAACTATCACAGTAGTACCTCCACCAAGGGCATGGTTTGGTGTAATCATTCCTGATACACCTGGGCTAAACATTTCAGGCCCTCGTTCTCCTACTAAATAACTTCCACCTTTCATAACTGGACCGCCTTCTGCCCTAACACCAGTACCTCTTACTCTATTTAAAGAAGGTCTTGAATATCCACTAAACCCAACAGGATTGCTAGGAATACCTGTGGCAGCAACACTCGTATTAGTAGCTCTTGACAAAGGATTCCCTAAAGGTCCTAAACCCATCATGCTTTGAAAAATACCAAAAATACCACTTCTTATTTGTGCAGCTAACATTTGTGCTGCCATATCTAAGAAATGATCTGCTGTTCTGTTAAATAGATTTCTAAGTGCATCTTGAGCCGTCATAGAACCACGAACGATTCCTTTGAATGATTCAGAAAAACTTTCTCCAATGCTTTTACCAAGAGCATCAACTTGGAATAGAGCATCAGATAACTTTTTCATTTCATCAATCGGTGCTTTAAGTATTGCTTGTTTTCTAAGTTCTTCGGTTCTTCTTATTTGTAATTCTAAAATAGTTTTTGCATTGTTAATATCTTGTTGAACTCGTAACTCCTCTTCTGCTCTCTGTTCTTTTCTTATCTTTCTTAAACGACCTTCGGCTCCTACTCGTTCTTTGGTTATAAAATTTAATTCTTTATTTTTTTCAATAGTCAATTCTAATATTTTATTTTCTGCTGCTCTCGCTCCTTGTGTATCTAAAATTTGTAATACAAGTCCTGCCTGTTCAAATCCTAAATCTTTAGTAATTTGATCCATTTGATTTAAAATTGCAGCATTATCTTTTAAACCAGCAAGCATATTAAAAGTAGCTTCATCACCAAATACTTTTAATAACGAAATACGAGCAGCAGCACCAAATTGCTCAAATGCTTTTAATGCTTCCAATGCCTCTTCTTTAGTCATACGCATAGATTTAGCAAATTCTTTTATCTGTCCTGCTGTAAATTGAGACTGCCCTCCTGTTGCTGCTATTGATCTATTTAGTTCTTTTATTGCCTTATTAAACTCTCTAGCTTTATCTATCTGTGCAGCAACAGCAGTAGCAGCAATAGAAGCAGCAAAACCACCACCTGGTGCGAGTGCTCCTCCAATACCACCTGCTAAACCTCCAAGTACAGAACTTAAACCACCAGCTCCGAACAATAAAGGAAAGCCTCCACCAATTAGTGCACTACCAGCACCACCTTTTAATCTACCCATCGCACCACCTGGCATAGAAAAAGGCCCACCTTGTGCTTGAGCACCAAATCCTAACCTAGCTGATAAAGTTTGTCTTGGACCTATCTGACCACCTGCTACTCCAAAATTACCACCAGGCAAAAAACCTTGAGTTGTAACAGCTTGTGATTGCCCTGCTAAAAATATAGCTTGCTCTTGATTTATTTGTTTTCTCAATCGCCTTTCTTCTCTTAATCGTCTTAATCTTGCAGCTTCGGCATCTCTTTCTGTTTTATTAGCCTGTTTTCTAGCTTGGTTGAGATCAAATGTTGATTTAGATTGTTCTTGACGCACCATGCGTTCTGCTTCTGCTAATTGAACCAATGAAGTTCTATAAGCATCAGTACCCCTTGCTGCTGTTAAAAAATTTGTTTTGGCTTTAGCTAATACAGAATTTAATTTAACCAAACTTGGTGCCATTCCTTTTGCACCATTTTCAAACTTTTTTAACTCTTTATTAGATAACTTTACGTCTTTAACTGTTTGCTTGATGCTTTTATTAAATGCCTTAAGCTGCTGTGCTCTTACTTTTACATCTAAATTGACATCATAATTAGCCACTTTTTATAAAAACAGAAACATTTATTTTATTGTACCTCTTTTTCCTCTCAAAGCATTTTTTGTCTGTGCCCTCTTCTGTTCTTTGTCATGTTCTTCATGTTCTAACTCAAAAAAAGCAGCCCAACCAATCATTTCCTCTTTTGTCATTTCTCGACAAATTTCTGAAACTGTTTTATGTAATGCTTTAGCTAATGTAAAAATAAATCTCCAATCATTACTCGCTTTTTAAATCGGCTTTAGCCTCATCTACCCCCTTCTCTCCTGCATTTATCATTGCTACTTGAATTTGCTCCAATATTGATGCCTCTACTTCTCTTCTAAGACTCGCCTTGTCTCCATCTTGAAAAATTCTATTACCTTCCTTATCAAGAGATTTTGTAATCATTAACTGTAATGAATAATCATTAAAATTATCAATTAAATTACCACCTGCCTGTTTTATAATTATTTCTCTTTCAGCGAGTGTAAGTGGATGCCAATAAACAGTAAAAATAACTGCACCATTTTTAACAACATCATGTGTATATAACTGTGAAACACCAAAATTGGTTTTTAAAAGTTCAATCGCTCTAGTCATAAAATAAGTATTGCTACTTTATTATACTAGGCATTAGTAGAGAATTGGCAAGATATTACGCCCACGAAATGACTTCTATCTTCAATTTCAAGCATTGTAGGCCCGTTTATATCCTGTACTCTTGGCTTTACACTAAAAGTATCAACATAAGTAGAAGCATTTACTGAAGTTAGTCCATTAATAACGCTCTCAGCTATAGCGGATAAATCTTTTGTTCCTTTACTTTTTGGAACGTAAATATTACATTGAATAACACCAGAATAATAATCTGAACTAGCTCCTTGATTTTGTAATGTTGATTGAGTGTAATTAACCATCATCATCACATATTTTTTAGTTTTACCTGAAGTTGTAAAAGTAACATTGTCATAAACCATAGAAACAGTTGGATCTACGTCCGAAACTGCGTCTGTAACTGCTTTTTCAAATGCTGCTCTTGTTTTTACTAAAGTCATGATTTAAAACTCAGTGTAAGCCTGTCCACCTGTACCTTCGTCAGATAAACCTCTTGTTTGTCTTGATGCTATAAATAGTTTACCTTCTTTCATTGTTTCTTTTATAAGTTTCCCAAGTTCTCCCTGTATAAAATATTGAACTTTACCTCTTTCTAAAGCGTAAGCTGCATATTTAGCTCTATTACCGATAAACACTGGTCGTTTATAATTAAATGTTTTATTAACTTTAAATCTTGGTTGAATTTTAGGTGCAACGGGAGGTCTTTTTTTGCCTTCTTTTGCTAATTTAGCCCAAGGTTGAAATTTATATACATCATCTTTTGCTCTTACACCCATTGTCTGAGCCTTCCAACTCGATGCAAAAAATCCAGTATAAACAGGACTTCTTTTCTTTGTAGATAAACTTCGATGTATTTTTCTTATAAGTTTATTAAAATCAGCATTTAGTTGAGCGTCTAAATCTTTATTTGGATTACTTTTTAAAAGATCTTTAGCCATTAGAACCGCACCAATACTGTAAACAAATAAACCTGTCCACCTTTTCTAGTATCTATATCATAAATCTGTGCAGTTCTTGTCTCTCCCGCATATGTAAGCTGTATTTCATCATCAAAATCAACTTGATTATTACCAATTAAATCGGGAGTGATATACAATTTTGCCTGTCTAATCTCTTTACCTTCGTCATCTTCAGATTTAATAAATTCAATAGGTACTTTTAAATTTAAATAAGTAGTATCAATAGTAATTTGCTCAGAGGTATCAATGTTATAACTTGATCTCCCTTTTTTTACATAGTTAATCGTTGCATCTAAAGAACTACCTAAATCAGCTACTACCTGCTTAGCTACGCTTTTTAAAAGTGAATCTAATTGTCCTGCCATTATCCTCTAACCACCTTCATCTGAAAAGCACCTGCTCCACCTAGCATATATGCTCCAAGATAACTTTGTAACCAAGGATATACATCCATAATATTATTTATAGAACCAGTTCCCTGACTGTCAGTATTGTATTTGACCTGAATATCTCCTAATTTAACTTCTTCAAAATTACCATCTTTACCAGTAGTTCCCGTAATAGCATCAGTATCATTTGCTAAAGCTCTGGCTAATTCGTACTGTGCATATTTAATATTGTTTGGAATAGTTGTACAAGCTAGTTCTACATCATCAACTTTATAATTATTTCTAGGAAATTTAAGTGCCTGTCCATTATCACATCTGTCTCCATAATAAACCAAAGTATCAATCCATCTTGTAGCTGCAATTAAAGCTCTGTTTTTTTGATCATCAGTTTTATTTGTCCAGGTACTTGAATCTGGCACGGTTTCAAAATATGTATTAGCTTCTGCCAATGTGACATAGCTATTTGCAGTAGCACTTGATAATGTTGCTGTTATAGTAGCTGCCACGATTTATAAAGTAATTTAGTTTTATTGTAGCGTAAAGAAAAAACCCCACCAATAATTGATGAGGCTTTTTCATTGCTTTGCAACTTAATAATAAAATTAATAAGTTGAAGTGTCTAGAGGAGAGTTAACTGTTAACTGAACTAATGGGATCAAGTCAGCATCATATGTGATAGCCCACTT